GTCTTGCTCCACGTTTCTTCTGCGGTTGGTCAAGGCTGATGAACTCAAAGAGGTTGCCGTTGAGCGTGTAGGTGTAGTCGCTCTTATTATGGCGGGCCTCATCGTAGAGGTCTAGGTTGCGGAGTATCTCAAAGAAGTCCCTGTATGCCGTCATCTTGAGTGAGGGCAATGACTTACGCACAATAGAAAAGACCTTCCCCTTCTCCTGCATTGCCATAATAATAAGCATCTGCAAGAGGGAGTAGGTCTTCCCAGAACGTGAGCCTCCTTGATTGACTACTATCCGTGTGGGTGCGGTGTAGTTCTTTTCAAAGAGTTCACTGGTCTTTACTTCCAGTACGGACAATCTCTACTTTGATTTGGGTGAGTTCATCTGCTGCTTCGTGGGAGTTCTCTACCCGTGCGAGCTTGGGTGTCGTGTACTCCGCCATCTTGTTCAGCAGGTCAAGTGCGCCCTTCGGGTCATCAGCAGCTACCTGCGTGAGCCATAGGGTCATATTCTCAAGGTTGGCTTCAATGAGGTTTTGGAATGCCTCACGAATCTTGTTTGTTGTTTTGTTTGGTGTTCCAGCAGGGCGGCCTGTGTTGCCTGCGGTGAATCTTCCTTTCTCGTCTTTCATTTCCGTTTTTGTCCGTACTTATCGGGACTCATTCTAAATAACCTACAATTTACTCATTCGCAGAGCGTGGGTTGCAACGAGCAGCTCTTTGTAGTGTTTCTTATCTCCCAGATTGATATGGCATTGCCGACATAGGGCCATCAGGTTATCTATGGTGTCCGCCTCTTTGCTCCCTCCCATACCACGAGCTTCGATGTGGTGGATGTCTACGGCTTGCGCTTGGCAGACCTCGCAAGGGATGAAGTCTGTGGTGTCGTATCCCATACCCTTCAGGTAGACCTTTGTGTGGTTCTTCATCTCAGAGCGTTGTAGTAGCAAAGGTACGCCTCTACACAGATAAGGTCTGTCAAGCCTGCTGCTGCGTTAGCGAACTGCCCATCGGCCTCGTACATATTTGCAAAGCGTAGGCCCTTTAGTTGGGTTGGTCTGAACATAAAGGATGCGGTGTCTATGTTCCCGATTCTTGGTTCGTTTGTTGGTCGGAGCCTACCCTCCTGCCCCCAAGTAACGATACCAGCGTTCAGGTAGAGTAGGGACTCCAGCTGCTGGATGAACTTCGGGTGGAGTATGTTATCATCATCCAAGAAGTATACCCAGTCATTCTCGGTGAACGAATCTTGGTAGAGGTCTAGGAACTCATTGCGTAGGGGGTTGCCCCAGTTGCCTGTGTGTCTAGAGTAGTGGGTGATGTTTGCTCCGCTTGGTGCTTTGTAGTCTGTCGAGGCATCCATCATCACCACCCACGTAAGAGCAGAGGGGATTGACTTACGGATTGTAGCGAGGTTCTCAGGGCGAGAGCAGGGGGTTACGATATAAAGCATCACTTGTAGTGTTCCCCTTCGTTGCCGTTGGTTCCGATGATGTCCATACGTTTGTTCATCTTCTCCTCATTCATAGCCCATTGCTCTTGCTTGACTTTGAGTTCTTCGTTTCTTGCCCAGTCACGCATAGCGTAACGCTCAAGGTGTTCCACCCACATACGAGCAGCAACTGCTCTGCGTTGGGGCTTGAAGGGGTAGGTCTTGCGTAGGCGAGCCATTGCAATCCTCATAAATTGGTCTCTCATAGTGATAAGTCGTTTTCGGTTAATAGCGAATGTAGCTTGTCTCTTGTTCCCTCGTAGGCTTTGTGAACCTCATCAGGCATTGAATCAGGAGCGTACTTGGTGTTGGCTCTCAAGAAGTGGTCAAGCTCCCAAATGATGTAGGCGTACTTGCCTCCGTTGACGGCTTTCTCAAACTCGTCTTGTTCATCGGGTAGGTTGTATTCAAGTGTTGCTTTCATCAGAGTGTGCCTACTATGGTGTATGAATCCAAGTCCTCACCCAAGATGAAGAACTGCTTGTAGAGTTCAATGGCCTCCATTGTCTTGCGTTCTCCCTCCTCTACGAATTCAGGGCTGATTCCGTAGATACCAATGTCAAGACTGCTCTTGTCAATGGCGATGAAGAAGAACTTGTCAATCGGCACACCAAACAAACGGGTGTAGATAAACGCTTGTACGTCATAACCATATCTGCGAGCTGAATGAGGGAAGGCACGCAGGTCTTGGGTACTTTTAAGGTCAGCCAAAAAACCATCTGCGTAGATGTCAGCCTTCGCCCTAAACGGCAAGCCGCCAATCATACCAATCTTTGGTACTTCAAACTCGCAGCCTGTAATCAGTCCTAATACGTTCTCATTGCGTAGCAGGGCATCTGCGATGCGTTGGGCTTCGTTGTACTCCTTACGGGTGCAGATGTTGCGCTTTCCTTTCGCCTCTTGCCACGCCTTTGCGTTCTTGCTTTGCACCTCAATCACCTCGTACTCCTCTACCTTGTGAGGCTCAAGAGCCATTAGGTGAACCAAGCGGCCTACGGCAAAGGCATCAGAGTCTTCGCTTCCGTACTTGGTGACGTAGTGGTAGGTTTTGGGTGGAGATGGGATTTACAAATACACACTCATCCATTGAAGCTGCAAAAAGATATATTGATTCGCACGCTTTTTTAGTAAACTACAAACCGAACGAGAAATGAAAATAACACTTGAATACTACAACCATACCTGCGGTGATGGATGCTGTGACACCTACGGATACGATGTGTTCGTAGATGGCGAGAAGATTGGCTCTATCGGTGAAGATGCCCAAGAGTTAGCAGAACTATTAAATGAAACCTTTAAAACAAACGAGAAATGAAAACAGCAATACAAGAGTTGATTGAAAATCTAACAGAGCAGTTAGACAAAGTAGTGAAAGAACATCCAATTGAAGTAAGTTATGATACTTATTGGAGAGGTGTAAAAATTGGTTTAGAAACAACTATTGCACTAGCTGAATCATTTATTGAAAAAGAGAAGGAGCAGATGGTTGACTTTGCTTTTAAGTACGGAGATTTAACTACCCGTCAGATTGCAGATGCTTTTGATAACGAGTACAAGAAATGAAAGCAACACTTGAATACAACCTCCCCGATGAGCAAGAGGAGTTCCAAGATGCAGTCAATGGTGCTAAATGGAAGTACGCTATGTGGGTAATGGATAACGAACTGCGAGCCTTGACCAAGTACGCTCCTGATTCAATGCCTGACTTGGAACACGAAACGTACGAGAAGATTCGCAACACCCTACACCGCATCCTAAACGAAAACGAACTACACCTATGAGAGAGCAATTTATGCGTATCGCAATGGCGAGGCTACGCAGCACCTATCCGTTTAAACCCCAACGGCAAGCAGTAGCAGCCCGTATGTGGGTGCAACACTTGGAACGTTGTGCCATGCGTGAATGGGAACGCAATCAAATGCAGCAGGTTCGTGGATGCTCTGCTCACGCTGCGCAGCAAGAGTGGGATATGATGGAGGAAGAACTCAACAAACGTATGGACATCATAGGCCAGAACGGTAACACGGGGGAACATTACGAGTGATGCTTTATATCGTAACCCCCTGTTCACGCCCAGAGAACCTCGCTACAATTCGTAAATCAATTCCATCAGCCATTACGTGGGTCGTGATGATGGACGCAAATTGCGACTTCAAGGAAGCAACAGGCGCATCAGTAACGCACTACTCACGCAACACGGGTAACTGGGGCAACCCCCTGCGCAACGAGTTCCTTGACCTTTACGCAGACCAGTTCACCGACAATGACTGGGTGTACTTCTTGGATGATGACAACATCCTGCACCCACGTTTTGTGCAGCAGCTTGAGGCACTCCTGTATCTTGATGCCGGCATTGTGACTTGGGGGCAAGAAGGCAGGCTGCGACCAACAGACCAACCAAAGGTTGGAAACATTGACACGGCATCCTTCATGTTCCGCCCCACCAAAACCAAAGGATTGAGGTTTGACAACATCTATGAAGCCGATGGCCTGTTCGCACAGGCAGCATCAAAACGAACCGACCTCATCTGCGTTGAGGCATACCTTTGCTACTACAACGCCCTGCGATGAAGAAGCACACAAAGGTCTATCTGCAGGGCATGGGCTACGACACAACGGACTTCATCCCCTGTGAGGTGTGCCAAGCCAAAGCCGTTGACATCCACCACATTGAAGCACGGGGTATGGGAGGGAGCAAACAGGCGGACATCATAGAAAATCTTATGGCGTTGTGCCGCAAGTGCCACGTTGAATACGGGGACAAAACCCAGCATAAAGAAATGCTAAAAGAAATTCACTACCTTCGGTTAAACAAATAAGGTTATTTATTTATGGAACTGGTAAAAATATCCAAGATTATCCCCAACCCAGCCAACCCACGCATCATCAAGGATGATAAGTTCAAGAAGCTGGTGAAGTCAATTGAGGACTTTCCGCAGATGCTTGAGCTGCGCCCCATTGTGGTGGATAGCAATATGGTTGTCTTGGGTGGAAACATGCGCCTCAAGGCTTGCCTTGCTGCTGGCCTTACGGAA